TCTTTTTTATATAAATTTGTAATTTACACCATTATATGGACTTTATCTGGTCTGAAAGAGTATCGGATGCAGATAAGTTTATCAAGAAAGAAAATGAGATTGCGAAGAACAACGGAGAAGAAGAAAGAGAGCTTTTCTATGGTTGGATATATAAAACCGCCGAAGAATTAGCTGACGAGGTTATGTTAGGTTTATCTGCAAGTCAGATAAGAAGATATATCAGTGATTTAGTGGATATGGGTTATATCTCAAAGCGAAATAACCCTAAATATAAGTGGGATAGAACATTGCAATATAGAGTAAATCTTGTAAACATTGCAAAAGACCTTAAAAAGAATGGTTATCCATTAAGTGATTACAGAATTGAAATACCGGAAAATGAAAAAATCAATGCGCATGAGTGCGCAATCAATAATGAGCCAACAAAAAATCAAACACAAGTCAGTGACGAAGCAATACCAGAGAGTACTAACATAGATTACTTAAACAAAGATTACAAATCAAATAATACAGAGTGTAATTCTTTTTCACCTAAAGATAAAAAAGTGAAAGAGTTTAAGCCGATAAGCGAATACTCTCAAAAAGATTGGGAAGTTGCCGAAGAAAGAATGGTAAACAGAGCTGGTAAGATAGCCTATGATTGGACTAACGATGAAACACTTAAAGAAAATGTAAAGTTATTCTTTGAATACTTCCTAGGCAAGCATAGAGAATACACCGGAGAATATCACTATCCATTAACAGACAAGGTTTTATCAAGAGTGGTAGACAGTTTAACAAAAGAAACTGAAATAGAGCGTGACGGATATACGGACAATTATTACTCAACGATAAGCAACATGAAAGATAATACAGACTACAAGATGTTAGTTGATGAATATTTCAATACAAAGTTTTCAACACAATGCGATTACAGCTTGGCACATTTTTCTTCTGAAAAAGTTTTGACCAACATTATGAACCATGTTTGTAAGAGCAGTTGGTGTGAAAGCAAAGAGTGGTAGGAGGTATTCACTATGAGTTCATATAAAGATTTACAGACTAAAATTTTTGAGAGAGATAATTACACTTGCCAATATTGTGGAAAAAGCAGTAGAGAATACAGGGCATTGGTGATGGCACACATAAGAACGGCTTCATTGTGTGGAGATGATAGAGAAAGCAATTTAATTACATTATGCAGACATTGCTACAGCCATATTTCAAACAATGAGATTAGAGCAAAGTTTGAAACAAAGGAAAATGCGGATTATTTTTGGGGGTTATATCACGAAAAAGTCAAAGGCTATTGCTATTACACCAACTATATCAGAAAAGTATTTACTGAAAATGGTGTAATTATGACAAGACCGCAAATAGATAGATATGTCAATGTATACATCAAAAATGACAGCGACTTTGATAATTTTAAAACAGAGCTAAAAGAAATCGGCTGTGAAAATATGAAGTATAAAATGCACAGAGAGATGGCAAAACACAAACATCAAATTGAAAAGCAAAAAATGGAGGTATAAATATGGCAAAAGGAGTTAAAACACGAAATATCGACTCATTCCGAGAGGGATTGATGGAATACGCATATGGCAGATGTTCACAGGCAGAAGCAGCAAAGATAGCCGGTATGAGCGTACCAACATTTAGGAAGTACGCAAATATGCATTTTTTAGGCATTCCGTTTCCTGACACGCTGTTTAAGGCAAAGGAAGGGTGAGAAGCATGTGTGAGTTTTGCGAAAATCCTACAAAATGGAATACTGATGATTATAGCTTAGTTCCAAACAGAAACTTATCAGATGGGGTTATGCAAGCGGAAGATAACACATATCAGATTGGTATGTTTGACAGCAATTCTGATTGTTGGGAAGTTATGGATATCGACTATTGCCCTATCTGCGGAAGAAAGTTGGTGGAAGAATGATATTGTGCAAAATAGCATTGTTTATTTACTATCTCTTATCGTTATGGTTCATAAAGAAATCCAAAAATATTAGAGAAGTCGCAGAAGTGCGGATGAATTAAACAAGGAGTGAGATTATATGTTAATAGTTACATTACAAGATGATATAGACAACTTATACGCCATATGGAATACAGTTACAGACCGATTTTTAGGGGTTAATTTGGATAGAGACTTTGCAATGGACGCAATAATACAATATAAGCATTGCTCTATAGCGGAAGCTAATTCAAGACTAGACAACCCACAACCATTTTCTGACATTGCTAAGGCTATTTGCAATAGCAATATTAAAAGTGCATTAAATGTACTACGCACAAGATGTCACGAAAACGCAAGAGATAGTTTTGATAAAGGCAATTATGGAATTTTGCATATAGTTACAGCAGATGAATTAAAATAAATAATTGCTGATTATCAGTAGAAAGGGATTATTATGAAGAAGAAAATTATAGCAATTGTATTAGGATTGACATTGTGCTTAGGAATGACCGGATGTGCGTCATGGGGCAGAGCAGTAACAGATATGAAAAGTGATGTAAATGGCGGTATGCAAAGAACAATTACTGTATACACGGCAGATGGTAAAGAACTTGCAACATACAAAGGCAAGATTGACATTGATACAAACGATGGCGGATATGTTAAGTTTGACCTTAATGGTAAGAGATATATCTATTATAACTGTTTTGTGGAAAGCATTGCAGATATTGATTAAGTGATATTACCGACTACAGATTGAATGTAGTCGCTACCCTAGAAAAATTATAGGCAGAGGTCTATAAGCACCTTTGCTGAAAAGTGGAGGTGCTTTTCTTATGGCTAGCCAGAGCCTTATTTCCACAGTAAACGGATATGAAAACTACATAAAGGATAAAGGGAAAGACGAGCAAGTAATTAATGCCTATGTAGACGCTTGTAGTGTAGCCATAAATGGCGAGAAAGACATTGAGTATGGACTACAACTCACTAAGAGGGCAAAAGAGCTTATAGAGGATTTCTGCACGGCTAAAACAGGTGGTACGATTTGGGATTTGGAAAAATACGCATTCGACCACAAGACTACATATGAGCTGATAAACAAAAAATATGANGTTTTGTTACTTGAAGCCCAAAACAAAATAGTTGACAGCTATTTTCAGTACATAGAGAAAAAGCGTGAGCCTAAAGACCGATTTTATATGCCACGTAGGAAACAATTAATCAAAATCGGACTTGTGGACGCATTGCAAGGCATGATTGATGATAAATACGACATATTATGTGTGAGCCTAGTGCCTGGAGCTGGAAAGAGTACGATTGAGAAATTTTTTCATTCGGCAGTTGCCGGTTGGTTTCCAAAAGACTACAGCCTATTTTATTCACACAGTGGTGACATTACACGAATGTACTACGATGGAGTATACGACATTGTTACCAATGATGATGATTATGCGTGGCATGACATTTTCCCCAATCTATCAGTTACAAGCACCAATGCCAAAATGGAGCAATTCAATATTGGCAAATATAAACCTTTTCCGTCAGTACAGTGTACTTCTGTTGGAAGCAAGAATGCCGGAAAAGTCCGTGCAAGTAAATTTTTGCTAGTTGATGATATGATAGGCGGAATTGAGGAAGCCTTAAATCCTACAATACTTGATAAGCTGTGGGATAAATATGCAGTAGACGCAAGACAGCGTAAGACACAAGATACGGACGGAAAGCCGTGTAAAGAGATACACATTGCTACTCGTTGGAGCGTACATGATGTTATTGGACGCATTCAAAACATGTATGTCGGAAATCCAAGAGTCAAAACAATATCGGTTCCTGATGTAGACCCGGTGACAGGGGAAAGTAATTTTGATTATGAGTATGGCGGTTTTACGAAAGAGTTTTTTGCAGACCAACAATTACTCATGGATGAAATCTCTTACCGATGTTTGTATAAACAGGAACCTATCGAGCGTGAGGGTTTATTGTTTCCCGATGATAAAATCCGTAGATACTTCAATCTGCCACATGGTGAGCCGGAAATTATCACAGCTCAATGCGATACAAAAGGAAAAGGCACAGACTATTTTGTTATGCCAATACTTCAAAAATATGGCGAGGACTATTACTGTGTTGATTGCGTGTGCGATAATACGGCAGACTATGAAATGCAGTATGAAAATGCGTCAAACACATTAGTCAATAATCAAGTACAGGAATGCGAATTTGAGCGTAATGCCGGCGGTGACAGAGTGGCTATGGAAGTCAATAAGCGAGTTGAAAATAAAGGGTGGATATGCAACATCACTGATGTACCGACAGAGACAAATAAGGAAGCACGTATTTTTCAGTGTTCTAACTGGATTTTACAACATATTATTTTCAAAGACCAATCACTTTATAAGCCCAATGAGCCTTATGGAGTAATGGTATCACTGCTGAAACGATATTCAGTAACAGGCAAAAAACAGCTTGATGATGTTCCTGATGTTTTTTCAAACTTTGCATTAAGAATGACGCAAGGCAGTAGAATAGCAAAGGTTGAAGCAGTACACAATCCGTTCAGAGGAGGGCTTTATTAATGACAAAGGAAGTTTTATCACAGTATTCAGATTTGCAAGAGGAAATCAAAGAGGTCAGAAAGAAAATTGCTAAATTGCAAGACGACCTTGAAAAGATGGAAAGCGGAGAAAGCGTGATTGATACTGTGTCGGGCGGTATGGGCGGCACACAGCACTTCAAAATCGAGGGCGTGCCATACCCTGAATACGGACGCAAGCGCACATTATTATACTCAAGAATGACTACGTTACAGCTTTTACAAGATGATTTGCTTGAAAAGACAAACGATGTAGAGGAATTTATAGCAAGCCTTGATGATAGCAGAATGAGAAGAATAATTAATTTTAGATTTTTAGAAAATAAATCATGGTTGCAGACAGCATATGCGCTTGGCGGTAAAGCCACAGCAGATAGCGTAAGAATGGAGTTTGAAAGATTTTTTAAGAAAATGTAAGTTTGTTCGTTCGGTTCGCTTAGAATGTGATAATGTGTAAGATGAAAAAAATGTAATTCGTTCATTGCGAAAATCTCTTTTAGAAATGGCACTCACAGATTGTGGGTGCTATTTTTAGTGAAACGAGGACAACATGAATAATCAGAATATTGTACCAACAGGAAAACGAAGTGTAATGTGCCCTCGTTGCGGAAAGCTATTAACGTGGGTGAATAAAAGCGACAAGAAACACCACAAAGTGATGTGTACGCACTGCCGTAAATGGATATGGTTTTGGGATGGCACACAAGAATTCCAGATAAAAGAGGTTCCACAGAGAACTTCTGCAAGTGGCATGAGGTTTTATTGATGTATAGATATGCTCATAAAAATGTAAGACCTTTTTCAGCCGTCTGCCAAAATAATTACGGCAGACAAGTTATTTTTACACGTAAAAGGCAAATCACAAAAAACAACATAATCGAAGAACTGAATAAAGCACTTGTGATTCACGAACAAAACGCTATTGAGATTGAGTATCTTGACAGATACTATCGTGGCGACCAACCGATTTTGTATCGACAGAAAGTGAACCGCCCGGAAATCAATAACAAGATTGCTGTAAATCTTGCGTATGAGCTTGTTGAACGCAAAACCGCAGAGATGTGTGCAGAACCAATCCAATATGTGCTACGTGGCACCGATAACCATAAGTCGGAAGAAATCACACAGCTTAACATTACAATGGATTCAGAGAGCAAACAAGAGTGCGACATAGACATACATCGTTGGAGAAGCATATGTGGTACCGGCTACAGATTCATCGGCAATGATGACGGACAAGGACAGTTGCTTGATGAAAGCGATTTTTACTTATCGTCTGAAAATCCAATGTATACGTTTGTAGCATACTACTCAAACGGACGTCCGGCATTCTCTTGCCAAATCGGAGAGGACGAGAACGGAGCAAATATTTATTATGTGTTCACCGATAATGAGTGGTTTGATATTCGCAACGACAAGATTTATGCAAGCGGGACAAACGGCAACAGAGCAATTCCGGTGATTGAATATCCAAACAATGCAAGACGATTATCTGATATTGAAATGACTATTGCAATTACAGACGCTATCAACGTGCTTACATCGGACAGAATTAATGGAGTTGAGCAGTTTGTGTCTGCATGGGTGAAATTTGTTAATTGCGAGATTGATATAGATACATTCAGAAAAATGCGACAAGAGGGAGCATTGGTAGTTAAATCTAACAATGGTTCTGATAATAAAGCTGATGTTGATGTAATGACGAGCGAACTTAATCAGACAGAGGGGCAAGTGGTATTCACTGACCTTTTTGAAAGATTTTTAAGTATTCAAGGTCTTGCAAATCGTCAGGGCAACACAGGCGGTGATACCGGTTCTGCTGTAGAACTGCGAAACGGACATTACGATGCCGGACTTAGGACAGCTATTAACGAGCCTATCCTCAAGAAATCAGAGAGAATGGCGCTTAGGCTTATTCTTAACAGGCTGAGAATTAATAAGGGCTTTACGCTTATGCCTAGTGATGTTGAGATACACATTAATCATAATAAGCTAGACAACATGCTTGTTAAGGCAGAGGTGCTTGAAATATTACTTAGGTGCGGTATCAATTACAAGAGAGCCGTCAAGACGATTGACATGTTTAGCGACCCTGAACAAGTTACTCTTGAAAGCGCTAAGCGGATGGAAATGTTATTCCCGGAAGAACAGCCGACAGCAGCTACACCTAACAATAATAACGATGATAAGAACAATGGAAAGACAGCCGATGAATAATTGGCTGTCAATTTATTTTGGAGCTTGATATGGCAGACGAAATCCACGCACTTAACAAAAATGAAATACAAGACATAGATTATGAAACATATTTTGGTGAGATGGATTTATCTGACGAGGAAAAGGAAGATAGAAAAAAGCTTGCTGAAAAGTTTGAAAAAATCTTTGTTATGCTATTTGCCTTGTTATCCGGCAAGGAAGAAACAGAGATAACCACTATCACCAAAGAATTTATTGTCAGATATGAGAGCATTGCCACACAGTATTGTAAGTCAAAGAAAACACCCTCATACATTACGGATTATGCCCGGTACATTGTGAATGAGGTAGTTGACGCTACCACACAAAATACTGAAGTAGAGTATTTTACTTCACAGAAGCGAGCAAAAAATGTAGCTGCGAATGAAGCTAATGCAGTCGGCAATTACCGATTGCAGACCGAAATGGTGAAAAAAGGCTACAAAACAAAAGAGTGGCGCTCAAAAGAGGATTCACATGTCAGACCTACACATGCAGAGGTTGACAGAAAGAAAATTGATATTTTTGAGCCGTTTGAGGTTGGAAACTCACTGATGATGTTTCCAAAAGACCATTCACTAGGCGCAGAAGTTAAAGAAATTTCTAATTGCCGGTGTAGTGTTAAATATTACAAATAATGAGCAACTTGTAAGGAAAACTTATAGGTTGCTTTTTATTATACAAAATTTGCAGTCATGCGTTAAATGGCAGAAAAACTCGGCGGGAGCGACCCGCGATAACAAAAGCGTGAGTTACGGAGGTAATTGAAATGACAAGAAATGATGTTTTGAAGCTTTTCCCGGACGCAACGGATGAGCAGATAACAAATCTGCTTAACAAGAGCGGTGAGGAAATGGCAAGAGAGAAAGAGAAAGCCAATCAGTACAAGGCTAAAGCCGACAAAGCTGACGAGCTACAGACACAGCTTGACGAGCTACAGAATGGCAACATGACGGAGCTTGAAAAGGCAAATAAAGCCTTAGAGACAGCCAATCAGCAGATAGCCAAGCTACAGAAAGATAACGCTGTCAGAGATTTACGAGAGAGTGCAATGTCTGATTTTGGAATTACTGCAGAACAAGCAAAGACAGTAGTAAAAGAGGATGGCTCTTTTGACACAACATCACTTGGCAAGATTATTTCCGACATGAAAGCCAATGCGATTGCGGAGTACGAGAAAAATGCACTTAAAGATACTCCTAATCCAAACAATGGCGGTAACAATAATGAACCCGACTCAAAGCCGGCAGATGTAGCCAATGCAGAACAAATCTCATTCGGTACAGTTGCAAGTGCTGAAAGTCAAAACAGTTATGTAATTTAAAACAGGAGGTAGAACGATGGGAAAGCCAATCGTAAGAGACTTTACACAAGGTAAAGGAATTTTAAAATTTTTCCCTTATGAGGGTGCAGCGTGCCTTGTACCACAGACCATGGTAACAAGCGCAGATGGAAACGGAATGAAGATTGTACCGGCTGGTACACCATTCCCAAGCAATGACGCAGAGTGCAAGGGCTATCTGTTACACGATGTGGATGTAACAATGGGTGACGCACCTGGAACATATGTATATCAGGGAACTATTGATTGGGAGAAAGTTAAGTCTCTTTCAATCGCAGATGCAGCTAGAACTGCAACACCTAGAGTTACTTTCTATGGTGCACCAAAGATTGCAGAATCAAAAGCAAGTCAGGTCTAAAAGGAGGTAGAAGAACATGGCATTACCATTAGCAGAAGCATTTACAGCGAGAAGCCTCGGTGTAATGTGGGATAACTACAAAAAGACATTAGGAACTGCCCCTTATCTTGGCAGACAGAAATTTGGAACACGTAAACAGGACTCACTCGACCTTAGATTCATCAAGGGCAAGAACGGACTGCCGGTATCACTCAAAGCATCAAACTTTGACGCACAGGCAGAGTTAAGAGACGTTGGAGGCTTCTCTGACATTCAGAACTCAATGCCATTTTATCGTGAGGGATATATGGTAACAGAGAAAGAGGAACAGGAGTACGACAATTACAGAACTTCTGAAAACTCTAGCCTTGCCAATAACGTATTACGTGAAATCTCAAAGAAACCAATGATGCTAATTGAGGGTGCATTAGTTGTACCGGAGAGACAGATTTGGCAGTTACTTGCACCTACAGATGGTGTACCAAAGGTAAAAGTTGTACTTGGCGATAAGAACTATGTCGTTGATTACACAGCCGACAATGGCGCAGAGCATAAGGAAAAGCACTTTAAGTCAATTACCGGCACAAGCGCATGGGATAAGCCTACCACATGCGCACCACTTGATGACCTTATCACAGCTCGTAGAGACTTTGCAAAGGCTACAGGCTACTCACTTACACGTTTCACAATGAATACAGAGACTTGGGAAATGGTACTTAAGGCAGAGGATACAAAGAAACAGGTACTCGGTATCACAGCTTACAATGGCGGTATCAGATTACAGCAAGGACAGGTTACTGAATACCTTAGAGGATATGGTATCGAGATTGAAGTATACGATAAGCTCTATGTTGACGAGTCAGGGCAGACACAGTACTTTGTACCAACAGGTATTGTATCTGCGCAGTCTGCCGGAGTATTCCTTGGTGATTACACATTCGGTAAGACTCCGGAGGAAAGAAGTGGAAGTATCACAGACGGAAACCTCTCACTTGTTGAGACCGGTGTATCTGTATACACATATGCTACAAATCATCCTATCAATACTCACTGTATCGTATCTATGATTGGATTACCTACATTCGAGGGCATGGATAGCGTTATGGTTCTCAAAGTTAAGGAGGATTAAGGCTTATGATAGCAACGCACTCTATAAAGCATGATGGAGTGTGGTATAAAGTCGGAGACGAGGTACCGGAAAGCAATAGCAATTCGGTGCCTTCTGATTTTATGAACCCACCTGAAACGACATACACAAAGACAGAAATTAACAGAATGTCTACAGCCGACCTAAAGAAGCTCGCAAGCGAAAATGGCATTGAAAATGCCACAGAAATAAATGGCAGCGACTTGAAGAAAATGTTAATTGAAAAGTTTGGATTATAAGGAGCTTGGCATGGAATACACCGCATTGGAGCAAGTCAAAATCAGACTCAAACAATTTCATATCGAAACTGTCACAAACGATGATGATACAACATCTGATGTGGTTGTATTCGACAAAAAGGAAGATAACCCACTCATTGAACAGCTCATTAAGCAAGCCACGGAAGATGTGAAAGCAAAAAGGTGTTATCCGGACACTTTTACTGATGATGATATAACTGCTGATTTAAAGCAGTTTGAAAATGTCGTTATCAATCTTGCTGTATACGACCATTCACAAGCCGGTGAGAATTACATGAGCGCATTAAGTGAGGGTGGAGTGAGCCGTACATGGAAAGACAGAGATAAACTGTTTGTCGGAGTATTTCCTTTTGTCAAAGTGCTATAAATCTTGCCTATAGGGCATTATATAAAAAATAAGAAGATTGTGCGTTACCATTTTACTGATGTCGGTAAAGTGGTAGCAGGCGGTACACATTAAGTGGTGGTGGGCGGTGTGCCAATTACCAAAGACGAAAGGCTGTAAGATGAAAACTTTAATCTATCAGACATACATTATTGCCTTACCAATTATCCTAACAGCGCTTTTGGGTTATATTGTTTGGCTTTTACAAGAGCAGAAAAAGCAAAAAGCGATAGACACAAAAGAAAGAAACGAGCGCATTGAAGAGGAAAAGAAGCTACGACAAGCGAACGGAAAAGGTACAATGTTACTTTTACGAGTACAGCTTATCGAATACCATGATAAGTACATGAAACTTGGCGAAATTCCCTCATATGCGTATCAGAATTTTTGCGAGATGTATGACGCATACCACGCACTCGGTGGTAATGGCATGGTAACAAAAATGAAAAATGAGATTGAGGAAATCCATTTAGGTAAAGGAGGGAAAAACTGATGGACTTTACACAAGTACCTACAGTAGTTGCTATTATGGTAATTACTTATTTAATCGGATATGCTTCAAAGCAGATACCACAGGTCAAAGATAATATTATTCCTATTATCGTAGGTGTAGCCGGTGGAGTACTCGGTATTGTTGGAATGTTTGTAATTCCCGGTTATCCGGCAGACAACATTCTTGATGCAATAGCAGTTGGCATTGTGTCGGGCATGGCAAGTACCGGTGTTAATCAGATTTACAAGCAGATAAAGAAAAATGCTTGACATCAATAAGCAAGCCATGAAGTACGCGCTTCAAGGTCAAACTGTCACAGTATACGATAAAGACGAGGACGGAAATCTAAAGTTTTACGAAACAGAGGACGGAGAGAAGATATACTACACACACGAAGAAACAGGCTTTTCAGAGCCGGTTGATTTTCGGGCAAATATATCTTTTGACGGAGGAGAAGCACAGAACAAAGAATATGGCTTTAATACGGCTGATTTTGATGCTGTTTTGCTGACAAACAGAGGAGAATACCCTTTAAAAAAAGGTGACGTTATTTGGCTTGATAGCGAGCCTACAAAGGACGAAAACGGATTAGTTGATTCAACTTCCGCAGACTTTACGATAGTAGGAGTAAAACCCTCTCTCTATTCAGTTAAATACATGTTGAAAGCAGTCGTGAAAGAAGTGTAATTATGAACCTTGACATTTCCCTAACAGAAAAATCTATACAAGATGCGATAGACAAACTTGAAAGATACAAAGACCGCTTACAAGACAAGTGCATAGCGTTTGTTGGAGAGCTTGCTAGTAATGGCATTGCTGTAGCACGAGCAAATACAGGCAATTTCGGACACTATATTACATTTAGTTACGAAATTAAAGATACAACAGACGGCTGCACGGCTATTGTGCTTGCCACTGAAACAGGGCAGATACAAAGCACATGGCAGACAGCAGACGGACTTAAGACAGTCGATGTATCGCCTTTGCTTATGGCTGAATACGGCTCGGGCTGGAGAGCTAAGCCACACTTCAATGATGCAAGAGGCGGTCAAGGGACTTTCCCGGGGCAGACACACGCATTTGACAGCGAGGGTTGGTATTGGAGAGACGAAAGCGGAGAATTACATCATTCATACGGCATTACACCTACAATGCCGATGTATCACGCATTTTTAAAAATGGAAAACGACATTATGAGAACGGCACGGAAAAATTTTAGTTGAGGTGATAAAGTGGCGAGTCAAAATCAATGGGTCTACGACCTTGAAAACCTCACATATGCAATTGTAAAAACCCGATGTGAGAAAAAATTGAAAACTAAATATCCCAAGCTAAAATTCACACAAGAGGAACAGTCGGACAGTGCAACGGCTAGCTTCCCAACGGTGCTAGTTCAAGCACTCGAACCTATTGAACAGAATGAGGATTTAGAGTGTGAAAGAATAAATACAGTGTTATTTACGGCACAAGTAATTGTTACAACGAATAAAAGCCGTTCAGAAGCCTTGAATGTGGCACAGACAGTGGCTAATGAATACAAAGCTATGTCATTCAAGCTGACAACAATCCCATTCGCTAGAAAAAACGGCAAAATATGGACAGCAACATTACGTGCTAGGCGGTCATTCGACTGGAACGATAGATTATAAGAGCCTTTTGGCTCTTATTTTTTTATGAAAAATTAGGAGGTAACAAAAATGGCAACAGGTTTAAAAAGTAGAATTGCTTACAAGACACCAACCGCATCCGCCACAAGTGGCGATTATTGGGCTGGAACTTACAAGCTCTTACTTAGAGCAAAATCAATTCCCTCACCATTCGGCTCACAGAACATGGTAGATACTTCAACTCTTGAAGATTTAGTAGAGACACAG